CCTAAAGCTTCGTTTGATTATGGGTCTAGGAATGTGGGCCGACGAGGTCGAAGAGCAAATAGAACCACTATTCAAAGTTTAAAAGATCTTTTCTCTGGTAGGAGGGACCCGTACTTCTGGGATATTCCAGAATATACTAGCGAGGACCCGTACTCCCGGTAGGAAGGACCCGTGGGGCGGTACTCCCCTTCCTGGATTTCTCAGACGCTACTAAGAATCATATACTTTTAGGAGTCCCGTTGCATCATATATAATTTGTAGCGGAAAGGTTACACCAGGGGTGGGAAAAAGAAATGATTGAATTATACACAAGGATCGCAAACCTTGTCTTAGAAAACCTCTTTGATAAAAACTTGGGTTTCTTTGATAGAAGCGTGGGTCTTGAACCAGAAGATCATAATCTCCCTGCAAAGCATTATAGGAGAGCTATTCTTAACCAAATATCAACGGCCAAGAAATCAGGTAAACTATTTGCTTGGGGCAGAGAGGGCGGTGTTGCAGGAAGAGATAGAGAACAACTAGCTCAAAGAATAGCAAAGAGATTGGGCGTAAAGATGAAAGGCTTTAATCTAGAACATCCTAATACCGATATTGAAAACGATAAAAGTCGTATAATGAGAAAGCTAAGAAGAATGACAGGAAGCCCAGAAGGAGCCGAAGGTGCTAGAAGTTCTTTCTTAGGTGGGCAAGGTGATCCAAGATACAGAACTGAAAAAGGAGACAAGTGGTTACAGTCTCAAGGTATAGATCCCGAAAACAAGGATGCCCAATATAGAGCAAACTTTGGCACAGAAGATTATGGAGATAAGCCAGGACTACTGAATAAAACGCAGAAAACTATCAACAAGGTAAGAAGGGAAGGAGTGAGAAGAATAATATCAAATATGAAGAAACAAGGATACCATGTAGGTGGAACCTATGGAGAAGGACACTTTGAAAAGGAAAAGGAAAAGAAATGATTGGTTATGACTGTTTAAACTTGTTTACAACCTTTTGGAAGTCGTATTCATTTAGGTTGAAAAGTTTAGAACACATGAATTCCATTTGGTCGTAACGCTTGCGGTTTAAGAGGAGGTTCTGAGCCTCATTAGAATCGCGTTTAAACAGCCTAGAATCGCCGTAGAAGCCAACAAATCTTTCAGGCGGCTCGGAAGACTCTGGGAATTCTGCGTACACTGTATCGAAGAAATGATTGAATTTCTCTTGGGGGTGATCTACAGTAATTAGATTGAATTTCGTAACCCCAGACATAGTCTTTTTGAATTCTACTTGAATTGAGTAGATTGTACCAGGGATCCCAATAAATTCAATAGAGTCGATGAAGTCGATCTGCTTTGAGATAACGACTTGATCGCCGACTTTAAAGTTTGATTGCATTAAGTAACGTCTTGTCCGAGTCTTTCGATGAGTGCAATGATATTCTCAAGGGCTTCCTTAACTGAATCGGGCCATACACTCTTAGTGGGCTCTGAAGCTGGATCGTAGTGAGACACTATCATGTGATTAATGCTGGATACCACTGTATCGTATTCTGCATATCCTGATACGTCAACCATTACTTGTCCTTTTTACCTAATGCAATCTTTATCAGAGTGTCGATATCATCCTCGGTTGCCTTACCTGCAATACCTAGTGATAGGACCGCTGTTTCCTGAACTTCTTGGTTAGGAGAGTTGATATACTTCTTGAAGATATCTGAGAGCTTGAAGTCTGGGTGGTTCTGACCGATCTTAGCCAAGGCCACCATGCAAGCAGTTAGAATATCTCGGTTTTCAGTGCTATCCATTGCCTTTCTGAGGGCTGGCATGATGTTATTTATCAAATCTTCATTGGTAGGCTTTAAAATATTTTGCGCGGTGGGTTTGCGAGTTGGGCCAAGATAGTATTCATCTGAGCCGGTTTGGACTGTGTTTCCATGAATCGCGTTCTTTAGTTTGATGTACTTATCCTTGTTGAACTCCCACCAGAATGCCCATCCGGTTAGATCGTCGTAAAGGTTAACACCTCCTGCTCCGGTGGTTGGGCCTCCAGGACCGCCTCCAGGACTTCCGGGTCCACCCGTTCCAGGGCCAGCAGGACCGCCAGTGCCAGGGTATCCAGGGCCTCCAGTTCCAGGCCCTCCGGGACCAGGGATTGCAGGTCCACCAGTTCCTCTACCTCCACCACCTCCTGGTGGAACTACGTCACCGGGGCCACGGTACTGGCCGCCATGGGCTAGTAGGGTGGTTGCTAGAAAGAATATTGAAAGTAGTGTCTTCATAATGTTATATATTAAGCTTCTCCCACCCAAGAAGGATATCAATGATATCCGATAGTTCGTCTGCAAACTTAGTTTTATAGTCCTCAGGCCAATCTAAGCTTGCACATCTTTTGATTGATTTTAATTGAACTTCGACGACTCTATACTTCTTGAGCCAGTCATCCATCTGATCGTGTGGTTTGTTGATCTCTGTCATTCTACTATCTCAAACTCATTATAGCAATCCTTCCTACAGATTTCAAGAAGATCTCCTGGGGATGTTCTCTCCGGGTCTAGTGGGTCGAAGGACATAATCTCACCATAATGGTTTAACTCAACTACTAACTCACTGCAAATCAATGACTTAGGTGATGCAAATGGATTCTTAATCTTCTTACCAAACCACTTCTTAAATACTTTTACAATTCCCACTCCGGCAGCACCTGCGAAGTCATACTTTGATCCAAGTAGGTTTAAAAGATATTTCATACCATGTTCAACCGGTACTTTAATTTGATACTCTGCTACTTCAGTGTTTCCTGTCTTTAGCTCGTATGATTCTTTTGTATCAAATACAACACCTCTTGTGGTTCCCTGGTAGAGCAGTTTAGTGCCCCATCTTTCAACACAGATGGCTACATGGCTTGTTTCACTGTAAGTAAATAATCTAATCAATTTAGATAAAATTGAATTATTTTTGTAAAATACTAGTGAGATGAAGTCGTCTTTCATAAAACTTTCCTTTAAAGGATATCTACTGCGTCCAAAACTTCTTCTATAGTTATGGGAAACTTGGAAGAGCAGAGTGCATTCCATGCCTTTTTAGTGACGCTAAACTGTTTAAATACTTGTAAGTACATAAGGTGCTTCAATGAGATATCGTCGAACTCATTATAATCACTTAGTCTCTTACCAATTTCGAGCGTAGCTTCTTCATAAGCGATGAGACACACGCTTTCAATGAGATTCTTTCTGATGATTTCTTCGACGGAGGGCATGAACTTTTCTCGTAGTAGTAATCAAATCTCTTGTTATCTTTCTCAGTAGCAATGATATGCCTTTGAAGATCTATAAGTATAACAAGATTGTAAAGCATCGCTGCTATGAGGATGCTTGCTGTAACCACATCAAATATTTCCATGGGAGTATTATACCTAGGATATGTCGTATTTATTCAGCCTTCTATAGATATCTTCGAGAGTTTTTGACATCAAATTTACTCTCTCACCTAGAACTTTAAACTCGGAGTTTGGGATACCCCACTTCATGGATGAACCAGTCATAGTAGTCAACCACGAGATCGAACTTTCAAGAGACTGTATTTTGTCTCTTAGTCCTTTAGGAAACATTCTCATAGTAAATCTCCAATAAGTATTTACTATTTAATCAATAAACTTTAACACATTTAAGTTATTGGATGCATAAATATTATTGGAGGTTGTTATGCTGCTAAAAAGAAAATTCGGAATAAGACCTGTCACCAACTGTGCATCAGGGTGTTGACTATCCTCACTTATTAGACATTAAAGGGTAAACCTTTAAGTAGATAAGCCAAGTCGTTCCTGATCCTAGGCACCCTGAAAAAAGGGCGCTAATAAACCAATTTGCGTATGAGAATACCAGAGGACTCCAGTAGAATGTGTCCCAAAATACTCCAACCCAGAATCCCATACACAGAATACAGTTCACAAGCTTTCCAAAGAAATCAAACTCTCTTATCGTTGCCTTAACTAAGTTTCCGTGCTCATCGTATTCTCTATCCTTGTAGTGAAGGAAATCTCTTACTGGTCTCATGATGTTTGAATGCACAATTATTGTAGACATTCCGTAAACACCTAAGATCCAAACTAAAAAGTTAACTAGGTAATCCATGGGTTTTCTCTGTTGGTATTCTACATGGAATATTTCGTCCATGATATTTCATGAAGTCTTCTTTCGCACTGAACCATCCTTGCCTCATGTGTCCTGGAGATTCATGCATAATTATAATAGGCACTACATAATTTGAAAGCCCATCTAGGTGAGCCTTCATAGTTAGATGAATATCATAGAAATCCCATCCTGTGTCTAGGTAAGTTGGCTGTTCTAGTCCAACTTTCTGGAGGGTTTCATAGGTCGCAGCGATAAAACAGCCATCTAATACAGTTACTTGCCCTGCTCTTCCAAAGTAATTAGGTGTCATCGTCGTTGGATCACTGCCCTGGAACACAAATCCTCTAGCAGCTCCTTTTTTCCTGGCATTCCACCAAGCGCCATCAATGTCGTAGTTACATGCACCTGCGACTCCAACAAACCCTACTCCAGGTTTTTTTGCTATATTTAAATATTCTTTAGTCTTTTCTGGGGAAGAGATGATATCTACATCATCGTGACAAAGAACTATAATATCAGTATTAAGTAAACCTATAGATTTAAAATGTTCTATATTTGATTTATGGCCTTCATAAATAGAGGAAGAATCATAAACTATATTGATTCTAGTATATTCTTGATGATTACACCAATCAATTAGTTTAGTTAAACTATTAGGTTCTTTTTCTTTTCTACTACAAACAGAGAAGTAAATCATTTTTTCTTTTAAATATGGAATATAATAGCGAAGACATTCAGCAAATCGCTGAAGAATTTAAGAAATGTTCCTCTAGTTGCGAATATTTTACAAATAATTATATCAAAGTAGTCCATCCTATGAGAGGGATGGTTAACTTTAAACTATATCCTTTTCAATCTAGAATTCTAAAGGAGTTCACTGACTTTAGACTTACTATTCTTAGAAAGTTTAGACAGGCTGGATGTACAACTTTGATGGCTGCTTACGCACTTCATTTTTGTATTTTTAACACTAACAAGAGAGTAGCAATTCTATCAAAAGGTGATGCTGAAGCCAAGGAAGTAGTCTCCAGAATAAAGATTATGTATGAAGAACTTCCTTTCTGGATGAAGCCCAAGACTACCAGGGATAATGACCATACCCTTGCTTTTGAGAATGGATCATCAATTCAATCAAAGGCATCAGGTAAGCAATCAGGTAGATCAATTTCTGCTTCACTTTTAATTCTAGATGAGGCAGCCTTCATTGAGCATATTGATACTATTTGGGCTGCTGTGGGTCCAACCACATCTACTGGCGGTCGTGTTGTGTGCCTTTCTACCGTAAATGGTATTGGTAACTGGTTCCACAAGATGTATATGCAGGCCATCGAAGGATCTAATGGATTCCATCCAATTGATATTAAGTGGATGGAGCATCCAGAATACAAGAGGCAAGAAGGATTTGATTGGCTTTATGAGCAAATGGAATCTTGTAATCCTCCGATTTACGTCGATAAGTGGGAAGAGACAACAAGACGTAAACACAGTTATAAAGAGTGGTTACAAGAATACGAAGCTAGCTTCCTAGGAACTGGTGAGACTTATATTGAAGGTGAGATTCTTAGAAGCCTAAAAGAGAACTGCAATAAAAATTATTGGATTAAATACAACAACAGAATGCGTATATGGGAAGACCCCCAGCCTAACCATGAGTATGTATTGGCTGCTGATCCTTCTATCGGTAGAGAAAGAGACTATTCAGCTTTTCACATAATCGACATCTATAATGGTAAGCAGGTAGCTGAATTCTATTCAAATAGAACTCCAATCAATGAGTTCGCTAAAATTATTGTAGATGAGGCTAGGCTATACAACACAGCTTTTGTTTGTCCTGAGAGGAATGGAATTGGAAATAACTTAATTTATTTCCTACAGCAAGAGTTTGAGTATGAAAACCTCGTTATGGATGACAAACGAGAGATTGGTATTATGATAACTCAAAAGAATAAGGAAAACTTATTAGCTGATCTTGAGCATAATATAAGGGCAGGTAAAGTTTTAATTAACTCTGAGAGGCTAGTGAATGAGCTTTTAACTTTCATTATCGACCCTGATACTGGCAAGATTAAGCCTGATACTAACTGTCATGATGATTTAATTATGTCTTTCGCCACTGGAATTAATGTTTTTAATAACTTAAGAGGAAATGCTTACATAGAAAAGTCAGAAGATAACGATTATATTCCTCCTGCTGTCCAGAACGCCTATAGATATAGGGTAAAGACCTCTATAGACGAGCTTACTGAAGAGAACATAGAATGGCTACTAGGAAGATAAGAGAAGGCGCAGAAGGGTTCACTCAATTCGCAGACACGCAAGCACCCTACAATAAGCCATATGGTCTTATTGGAAGGTTCTTTAAGAAGTTTTTTGCCCGTGATGTAGAAGAGGTAAAGGACGATCAATATATAGATCCCATATCAATGCGGAAGGTGGATGCTCCTAAACCCCTTCAAGGCGATACTGTCCAATCAAATCAAGTTATAAAGATAGCTTCTGAGTTTGGACACGAGAAAACTTTCTATCCGATACTTCCTCAAGTTGAGTATGATAGAAAGAAGAGATATAAGGAATATGAGGATATGGATGGATACCCTGAAATATCCTCAGCATTTGATATCTACTCAGACGATTGCACCCAGGAAAACGTTGATGGAACTCCCTGGGACATTGTTACAGATGATGTCCTAGTGAAGGAAGAAATCAAAAAAATGTTCGATCAAGTAAACCTTGGTCGATACTTATGGGATATAGCTAGAAATGTTGTTAAATATGGTGATATCTTCCTAGAGACAATTGTTGATTTAAACAACATTAAAAAAGGAGTTCAGAGGATTAAGATTTTAAATCCAAATTACATTTTCCGCGTAGAAGATGAATTTGGTTATTTGAAGCAGTTCCTACAAGAAATTCCTAAAAAGAATGATTGGTCCACGTATGGATCAATGGGTCCCACTTTAGATGACTCACAAATGCTCAGTTTGGACCCTGGTCAGATTGTCCACTTCAGATTACATACCTCGGATCCTAGCCACTATCCTTATGGTAAATCCATCGCAAATGCAGCTAGAGTAACGTATAAGAGTCTTAAGATGATGGAAGACGCAATGCTCATCTATCGTCTTGTACGTGCTCCTGAGCGTCGTATTTTCTACATTGATACGGGTTCTCTACCTGCTTCTAAGGCTGAAATGCATATTAAGAAGCAGATGGATAAGTTCAAGAAGCGTAAGAGCTACAACTCACAGACTGGCAATATTGAAGAGAACTTTAATGCCTTAGCTGCTGATGAGGATTTCTACATTGCAGTAAATGGTAAGGGTTCTGGCACTAAGATTGACACTCTTAAAGGCGCTGAGAATCTTGGTGAAGTAGATGACGTTAAATACTTTAGAGATAAACTATTAGCTGCTCTAAAGATTCCTAAGGATTATATCGTAGAGAAGGATCAAGCTCCTGACAGAAAGGCCAATCTGTCTCAGTTGGATGTTAAGTTTGCTAGAGTTATTACCAGAATCCAAAAGTCTTTGGAAATTGGTTTGGAGACTGTAGCTAAGAGACACTTAATGTTAAAAGGGTTTCCAAAAGTTTTAATTAATGAATTAAAGATAAAACTTCCTGCCCCATCGGATATGGCTCTCAAGAGACAATTAGATATTGATCTTGCTAAATCACAGGTTGTTATGCAGACACTACAGCTTGGAATCTTTCCAAAAGAAAAGATTTATAAAGATTACTATCAACTATCAGATACTGAGATTGAGGAGCTAAAAGAGCAATTAGGGAAAGAAATGAAGGATCCAGTGCTTTCACCACAGGCTGCAATGGGTGGAGCCCCTATGGGAACACCTCCACCTCCAGCCCCAGCAGGTGAATCTACCCCAGGTGGAAGTATGGAATCCGACGAGAATATACCCCCTACTCAAGTTGAGTCTTTAGACTTTAATGCTATGAAGAATTTGGCTATCGAAGCTAACTGTGATGATGAATTATTAAAGCTTTTAGAAGAGCTTGAAGGACACTAATCATTTTAATAAAGATGGTCCATTAGACTTGTCTAAATAATTTTGATGAAATATATTAGTCATGTTAACAAACCTAATTGAATATCGTGGTAAAGAGTTTAGCAACCTGATCAAAATCGGGGATTACTTAGCTCGTGCTCTAAGAGAGAATGTAGAATTATTCTATGTTGAGGATGGTGTTGCTACTTACTTGACCGAAAGTGGGTCAGTTGTTAGTGGTAAATATACATTCAAGCCAACTTTAAAACTAAATAAAGTAGTTGTTGAAGATTCCTCTATCCTTGAAGACAGAAAAGCATATGAGAGTGTCACCGATAAGAAGATACTAAGTATGCTTTCTA